CAGTAGCCCTAATTGGCAAACTACAAGCAATGAGTGTTAAGTTTGCTGTACTTGCAACATACTATACAACGGTAGCAAAAGGTCCTTCTGGAAGCATTAATAACACAAAGAAAAACGTTTACTATACAATGAAGGATAGTCTTGATAAAATGGTAGATGCATTGAAGTATGTAGCAAGATATAACTTAGGAGCATAATGGCAAAGAATTTAATTAAAACACTAACAACAAAACCAAGAAACACAAAGGTTGATGCTAAAAAGCTTCGTCTTGCAATTGGTAAGTCTTACCTACAGGGTAAGAATGGAACAGAGTTTAAGAAGAAGAAAACTTTTTCACCTTCTACAGTTGGTTATGGATATGGTACTTGTGCCAGATACTGGAGCCTAGCGTTCACTGGAACTGAATTTAAAGACAGTTTCAATGCTCAAGGCATGGCTGCAATGAATGCAGGTACACAGGCTCATGAGCGTATTCAAGGTGCAATGGAAAAAGCTGGATTAGTTAAAGAACTAGAGCGTGAAATTAAGTCAGTCAATCCACCTATCCGTGGCTTTGCAGATATCATTATGGAAATAGATGGCGAAGAAGTTGTAGGAGAAATTAAAACAGTTAAGGCAGAAGGTTTTGATATTCGTAAAGATACATCAACTGGAGCAGATAGCCATGTTGTACAACTTTTAATTTATATGAAGGTTTTAGGATTAGAAGAAGGATTCTTCTTGTATGAGAATAAGAATTCACATGAGATTGCAGTAATTCCAATTGTAATGTCTGAAGAAAATAAAGTCTATGCTGACTATATCTTTGACTGGATGAAAGAAGTTTATCAAGCTTGGGTAGATGGTAAGAATATTAAAAGACCATTTAAGGAAAATGCATTCCCTTGCACATACTGTCCAATCAAAGACTCTTGCTGGTCAAAGCCAGATGGTAGAACTAAAATTGATTCATTAAAGGTACGCAGTCAATGATCAAAGCCTGTATTGAATGTGGAAATGATTTTGAGTTTAAAACTCACAATCAAAAGTATTGTTCTCAAACGTGCTGCAGAATTTCTACAAACAAAAGAATTATGGAAAAATATTATGCGAAAAAGGAAAGACTTGCAGGTAAGCAAAGACTTTGTTCCTGTGGATCTCCACTAAGTATGCATAATCCAGATTCTATGTGTGTTCTTTGTCAAAACAAAAAGAAACAAGAAAGAGCAAATACTGCAAAGGAGGCAATAAGAAGTGCAATTGTCAAAGCTACTAAAACAAAAAGCAGATAGAGTACTTGGAATAGATGCCTCAACTGCCTCTGTTGCATTCTGTTTATTTGAAGATGGAGTACCAACTAAAATGGGTAAGCTTCCAATAGTTGGAACAGATATTTATGAGAAGATTAAAGATGCTAACAACAAAGCAAAGGCAATACATAAACTTTGTAATCCTGAGTATGTCGCTGTTGAGTCTGCTATAATGGTCAGATCTGCAGATGCAGGTTTAAAGATTGCTATGATTGTAGGTGCTATCTTGTCTGTAATTCTAAAGCCACAGACTAAAGTGGTTACAGTTGCACCGATTTCTTGGCAGTCCCATATTGGCAATAAGAACTTTACTAATGCAGAAAAGATGCAGGTGCAAAAAGATTTCCCTGGAAAGTCAGCATCTTGGTATAAGAATAAGATCAGAGAAATAAGAAAACAAAGAACAATGGATTTCTTCAATGATAAGTTTGGTACATCAATTTCAGACAATGATGTGGGAGATGCTACAGGAATAGCCTATTATGCATATAAAACGCTTACGGAGCGTCTGTGAAGCTTTATAGGTCAAAATCATGGCTTACCAAGAGGTACGTTTTAGATAAAAAGACAATAGAAGAGATTGCAAAAGAATGCGAAACTAGTCACCAGACGATATACAGACATCTGGTAGAATATGGTTTAATCAAAAATCAAAGAACATGGAAAAAGAGATGAAGTTAAATTTAACAGGAGTAAACCTTCACAAGGGTTTTAAGAATCAGGATATGGGATATCCAACTGCTGCTGCAAACATGGCTCAGGGCTTTGTTGATAATGGATTTAAGATATCTAATTTTGATTTAAATTCTAAAGTTAATATCTCGTTTGCCACACCAAATCAACACATAATGTTTTCTGGAGCACACAACATCTTATACTCTTCGCATGAAACGACAGAGATATCAGACTACTGGGCTGAGTGCTTAAATAAAGGTGACGAAGTTTGGGCAGCATCAACATGGACTGCAGATGTATTCAGGAAAAAGGTTGATAAGCCAATCAATGTTTATCCTCATGGTGTGTCTGGAAAGTTTGTCCCAGCAAAAAGAAAACTAAGAGAAGATAAGTTTTTCTTTTTACATACTGGAGAGCCTTATGTTCGTAAAGGTGGACAGGTAGCAGTTGAAGCTTTCTTAGAAGAGTTTTCAGATAATGAAGACGTAATTATGATTATTAAAGCCTATGATCGTGGTCATACAATTCTTGTTGATGATGGAACAGGAAAAAAGGTTGCACCAGAAGTAGCTTATAAGAATGTCAAAACAATTAAACAGTCTTTAGGATTTAATGACTATCTTAAGATGTTGCATAACACACATTGCCTTGTGTATCCGTCATGGGGTGAGGGGTTTGGAATGATGCCACTAGAAGCAATGGCAACAGGGCTACCTACTATCACAACTTGGGAATGGGCAGAATATAAAGACCTAATTGATCATAAGATTGATAGCACATTGTCTGATGTACCAGATGGCTTACCAGAATACCTTACAGATACTTATCTGGGAAAAATCTATCTTCCAGATATTAACTCTATAAGATATAATATGAAACAGGTTTATGAAAACAGGGAAGAAGAGTTTAAGAAATCTTTTGACAAGTCTATTGAAGTACACAAACAATGGAACTGGGAAGATATAACTGCTAAACATGCGGTACCAAGAATTAAAGAAATATATGGAGAGTTAAATGTTTGAATATAAAGATAAAGAAAAGTTTCACATTGAAGTAGATCAGGTAAATCATCCTGAGCATTATACATCTGACCCGTCTGGGGTAGAGTGTATTCAGATTACAAGACACAGAAACTTTAATATTGGAAATGCCTTTAAGTACCTATGGAGAGCTGGCATTAAAGATGATAGAAAGCAAATAGAAGACTTGCAGAAAGCAATCTTTTATATCAATGATGAAATTAATAGACTAGAAGGAAAATACAATGCCAACGTATGAGTATACCTGTATTGAATGTGATAAGACTGTTACAAAGTCAAATGTTAGGGTAGATGACAGAGATCATCAGCAATGTGGAGAATGTGGAAATGTTCTTACAAGAAGTTGGACAGTTGGACACGTTTCTGTTTGGGCTCCAACATCTGGTGGATATCGTTAATGTCAAAAAGAAAGGTACAGTTAAAGTATAATCCTAATTGGGATGTCAAGTTTGAATACCAGCATGGAAAAGATACTATTGTGCCAGGAACATTAGTTAAAATAAAGAATGTTCGTGGGGAATTTAAGTTTGAAAAGTATGTCAAAAATATAGAATCAGGCATGGAATGGATTGATGTTATTGGCAATACAGGATACAGATCCTTTTATTTGCACGACTTTAAGGGTATAATTAAACCTAAGAAGAAAAGGATTAAAAAAAATGTCTGAAATTGAACTAGCTAATCGCTGGGAAAACATTAACAGAGTTGCAGAAGAGTTTTTGAGGGGTAATACAAACCCTACAGTTATTGCTAAAGCAACAGGCTTTAAAAGGGCTGAGGTTATTGAGTACCTTGATGAATGGCGTATGGTTATTCGTAGCGATAGACAGGTTCAAGTTCGTGCTCGTGAAGCACTAGCAGGGGCAGACCAACACTACTCAATGCTTATCAAAGAAGCGTGGGAAGTTATTGAAGAAGCTAAGAGGCAGGGTCAACTTCCTCAACAGACTGCAGCATTAAAGCTAGTAGCAGATGTTCAGCAAAAGCAAATTGATATGTTACAAAAAGCAGGTATGCTTGATAACAACGAGATGGCAGAAAAGATTGTAGAGACAGAAGAAAAGCAACAAGTACTTGTTGAAATTATTCGTGATGTTGTTTCAGGCTGTGAAAGATGTAAGCCAATTGTGTTTGGAAAACTTAGTAAAGTAACAGGTCAAGCAGAGGAAATTTAATGTTTGAAGATATTATTGATCTTCTTGGTGGCGAAGAGTTTGAAGAAAAGCCAGTTCAGCTAGAAGAATTTGTTACATCTGAAGACTTCTTAGGTCTACCACCTCTTTCCAAGTATCAGTATGATGCTATTAAAGCAATGAGTCAAATTTATAAAAAGCAAACTTTAATAAACTTGTATGGAGAACAAGTAGGAACAAAGATATGGAATCAAACATGTAATGAAGTTATCTTACAGCTAGGTAAGGGATCTGGTAAAGATTATATGTCAACAATTGCTGTATCCTATATGGTTTATTTATTGCTGTGTTTAAAAGATCCTGCAAAGTACTTTGGCAAACCTCCAGGTGACTCTATTGATATTCTTAATATTGCTATTAACTCTGAACAGGCAAAGAATGTTTTCTTTAAAGGATTTAAAACAAGACTAGATAAGTCCCCATGGTTTCAAGGAAGATACACACCAACTGCTGGCTCTGTTACTTTTGATAAAGGTATTACTTGTCATTCAGGTCACTCTGAAAGAGAATCATTTGAAGGATACAACGTTCTGTGTGTAATTCTTGATGAGATTTCAGGCTTTGCAACAGAATCAACTTCTGGTTCTGATCAAGCAAAAACTGCTTCTGCTATTTATGAAATGTATCGTGCATCTGTTGACTCTCGTTTCCCAGATTTTGGAAAGGTAGTTTTACTTTCTTTTCCTAGATATAAAAATGATTATATCCAAACAAGATACGAATCTGTTATTGCAGATAAAACTGTTGAAATAAAAGAGCATACCTTTAAGCTTGATGAAACAATAGATGATGGAGTTCCTTCTAATGAATTTACTGTTGAATGGGAAGAAGATAAAATTAATGCTTACAAGTTCCCAAAGGTATTTGCATTACGCAGACCAACATGGGAAATTAATCCTACAAGAAGCATAGATGATTTTAAGATTGCATTCTACAAGAATTCAGTTGATGCCCTGTCTCGTTTTGCTTGTATGCCACCTGATGCTGTTGATGCTTTCTTCCGTTCAAGAGAAAAAATTGAAACCTGTTTTAGTGGAACCAATGGTGTGGATTCAACGGGAAGATTCTTTGAGTCATTTAAGCCACAAGAAGATAAAGAATATTATGTTCACGTTGACCTTGCACAAAAACATGACCACTGTGCGGTGGCACTTGCACACGTTGATAAGTGGGTAACTCTTAGTACCTTTAATGACCATGAAGTAATTAACCCATTTGTGGTT